GTATTTAGGGGGGGCTGGGAAACTCTTTTATAAAAATGGTTTTGAAGAAAGTCCGGAGTTCCATGCTGATATGGTTTATGACCTCGGGGAACATGCGAGAAATGCCACCGCTGCTCCGAGGGGGTCTGCGAAATCTACTGTTATTGGTCTTGAGATTCCTCTTTTATTATCCTTGACTCGGCCTCATTATGAAATAGCTCTCGGATTATCCACTGATAGGCAAGTTGAAATCCGGTTTGATAAATTAATCCCACAACTTATAGAAAATGAATTAATCCTTAAAGATTTTGGGGTAGTAAAACCAAAGAGGGGTAGGGCTATTTGGAATCATCACCATCTTACTTTGCGAAATGGGGCTGTTATAAGTGGGCAAAGTGTGATGGGAAAAAAAAGAGGAGGCCGCCCTCAATTATATCTCCTTGATGATCCTGAAAATGATCCGGATTCCGAGTCGCAGGCCGCCGCTCAAGCTGTCGTAGAGAAATTTGAGGTGATTCTTTTCCGGCAGATTATTCCTATGCTTGAGTCCGGTTCCTCTATTTACTGGGTGGGGACACTTATTAATAGAAGGTCTTTTCTATACCATGCGACTACTGGGGACGACCCTCGATTTGATTATTGGAATCGTAAAGTTTTGAAGGCTATAGCCTACGATAAAGAGGATTCCAAAAAGGTTTATGTGTTGTGGCCGGAGAAATGGTCACAGGAAGTTCTCGAAGCTCGTAGGGGGGAAATTGGACCTTCGGCTTTTGCATCTGAATATTGTAATGAGCCTGTTTCAGATCAGGAACGAATTTTAGTTATTGATCCTCGCAAGAATGAATATACTGTAGAGGGGGAATTTGATTGGAATAATCCATTAGTTCATACCGGCCTTATAAAATGGTCTGAGCGGTTTATGGAACCTGGGCGGCGAGTATATAAGGATTTTGAAAAACCATATAATGAACTTGTCGCTCCTATGTATCGAATCTTGCTCTTTGATTATGGGCAGGGACTATCACAATATAACGATTATTCCTGCATAGCCATTCTTGGATTTGATACAAACAATACCCTGTGGATTTTAGATGTATGGCTTGGACGGGCTAAAGATGCTACCTTGCTTCGGTTGATATATGAAAAAGGCTTGGCTTGGCGACCGAGAGTTCTCGGAATAGAAGCAGTGAGTATTCAGATGAGTTTTGCCGAAGCTGTTCAGGAATATATTGAGGAGATGGAGAATAAAACATCTCATCCCTGGAGAGCCAGAGTATTCCCAATTACCTACCCATCTAAGGTTACTAAGGGGCAACGTATATGTGGGTTAGAATGGCGATACCGCCCCGGCAGAATTAAATATCCCGCTCACCTTGCGGGGAAGTGGCCTTTTGACCAACTATATAATCAGACTGAGGATTTCACCCCGGACTTGGCCTTATTACCTCATGATGATGTTATCGACACGCTATCCATGTGTCAGTATGTGGTTAAGAATCGAGGGGGGAAATTTACTCGGGAAACCGGTAAGCCCGGATTGTTGGAACGGATTCGCAAGAACTTACCTTTAGTTCGAGGGATGCCCCTTTTATCTGGAGTTAATACTGCGGAGGTGACTGGTGAAATGCTCGACATCTTGAGCCATAGAAGTCGTAAATCAATTATTAATCCAAATGATCGCCGCATAGTGCGGGGCAACAGAAATATAGTAGGATAGAAAGGATGAAAAATGAAAAAAGGGAATATTGTTTTCGTTAAACCTCATGGTAAATACGAGGATGTTATGTGTGGGATTAAAAAACCGAGGCTACTTGGAGGGGAATTTTATAGATTCGTGCATAATACAAATGCAGATACTGCGTTTGTTACTCGTGTTAAGACTTCTACTCCCTATTATGACGGAAAGGATAGAATCTTAGTCCCAAAAAAAGAGTTAGAGGTGCAACATAGTTGATTAGAAAGGAAAACAATAAGTTTCCTACATAGGATATTCGGTATAGTGGGAAATTAAAAAGGGGAAATGATGGAAAATGAACAATATTATCTTTTCGTGGATAAAACCGGGGAATGCTTTGAGGCTTTTCAGAAAACAGGTAATCTGGAAAATGGAGAGTTGGATTATAATGATTTGATTGGAGCTTGGTTGCGGTCTGGTCGAAAATTTACAGTTGGAGATATGATGAGCTTTAAGCAGGATTTGGAGGATGCTGGATTCAAATGGGGCATTGATTTTTATGTTAAAAAGGTAAAAAAAGCTGAAAAAGATTAAACTTACTCAAGGACAATATGCTTTAGCTTATGATGAAGCCGCTACGGAAGAATATGGCGATTTTGCCTATTTGAATTTTCCATTGACAAGAATTGATTCTGTGGTATAATTAAGATAATATGAAGAAAGGAAGAATATGAATCCAATAATTTTATTTTTTAGTATTTTTACTGGATTGCTCATACTTTTTGTAGTTGTCCTTTTAATGGTTATCCTTTTATCCGTTACGAGAATTACCGAAACCAATAAGCAACTTATGATACTTGTAGCCGGAGAAAAGAGTGCTAAACCAGAACTACTACGAGCTTTGGTTGCAAGTCAGAAACCTCCGCAGAAGAATCTTAAAGGCATTGCATCTGGTAAGAAAAAAGATAAAAAACCTGCAAATAGTAATTACACCCTCGAAGTTGGAGGTAATTAACCATCGCCTATAAATTCGTATTACCAAAAGATACCCCGGCTAATAAACCTCAAGTGGAGGAGATATTTCAATATCTCGTAACCTCGGGGCGTTCAAGGATGAATCCGATTAGTATAAATTGGTATATTAATCATTTCTATATGCGAGGGCTTAGGAATTTTACTAATATTAACTACGGGGATGGGACATTGAATGCCTCTTATTTGAATGAGGCTGGGGTGCTTAAATTCAGGTATGAGGGGATTATTGCAAAGTATCAATCTCAGTTGGGGAGATTACTTTCTATTAATATGGCCCCTGCTGTATCGAGGAGGGGGCAAAGTCTTGATGGTTTGAGAAAGGCGAGTACGGCCCAGGTTGTACTGGATTCGATGTTTCCACAGGAGAAAGTAGCTTCATTAGCGTTGAATGCTTTTCCGATGTTGCTACAGTATGGGACTATTGGATTTGGGTTATGGGTTGAAGGGCCAGATAGTGTTGGAATTGAGACTATTCCTCCTTGGGAATTGATTCCTATTCCGATTGATGTTTCCGCTCCTACTGATGTGCGGGGATTGATTAGGGTAAGATATGTACCGACTGATTGGGTTAAAAGTTTAACAATAACTCCCGGTGCCGGTAAAAAAGTTTATAAAGGGATGGATGATTTTAAGGTTCCGTTTGGGGATTTACCTGCGGATGCAACATCTAAATTTCAGGGGACGGCTTCCTTGACTACTGTTGGGGGGGGATTCTTTGTTAGAAGTGCAACCAGTAATAGTCAGGTAGAGACTCAATGGGCGGGGAGAAAAAACAAAAAAGATAAAACACAAACGGATGTGACATTATTGGTTGAAGTTTGGACCGAGACTTCGGATGGGTATTTAGCTGAATATCTTATTTTGGCAGGGTCTTATAATAGGTTGAGGCAACTGCATCGTTATGACCACTCCAATGAACGGTTCCACATGCCTATACGGGTGGCGAGAGATGTTACTGTAGGTGGTTTTTATGGTAGGTCTTTTGTAGATCAGTTGTTGCCCTTAAATACTGAGGCAGAATACAGTCTTAGTAGTCTTTTCCAGACAATATCGGATTATGATTTGTATGGGTTGATGATGTGGCCTGCTTCTCTTGGTACTCCGCCTGATGCTCATAGGGGGCAGGATGGTGTTAAGCGGATAACTTATGAGCCTGATTATACAACTCCGGAATTGAAGCCTTTTAATATAGAACCTGCGAGATTGACAAAACCTCAAATTGAGGCGGCTACATTGGCAATTAGTATAATGAATGATAGTGCTAATCAACCTACGGAAATGTTAAAGGGAGGTGCTCCTGGTAGAGTTGATTCGGCTTCCGGATTGGGATTTTTATATGAGACAAGTAATATTCCTTTGTCACCTACCGCTAAAAATGTTGCGGTTGCTGTATCTGGGGTTTATCGGGCTATGCTCGGTATCAGTAAGGCTATTTGGCCTGCCAGTAAGGTAGTTAGCATTAATAATCTCGATGATTCTTTGGCGGGAATAGTCTTGGATTCTTCAACAGGTGAAATTAGTTTAGCCCAAAATGCAATTCCATCTCCGGATGAGGTTAATATAAATATAGCATCCGAAGTTCCTATATCAAAAGAGCAACAGAAGTTGGAATTAAAAGAAGCTCTTGATAAAGGTCGAATTACACTTGATGAATATAGTTTCAAGGTGCGGGAATTAGGGTTAGATTCCGCAGTTGGAAATGAAGTGGCTTGGCAGAATTATCGCCGGTCTAAACTTGAAAACCTATCTCTGTTCGGCGATGGGGAAAAACCAGGTAAAGTCATTGTAGCAGAGAGAGATATGCACTTAGTTCATTTAAGTGTTCTCGATGCTTTTATGGCTCGGCCTGAGTTCTACGCTGCCTCTCAGGAAGTTAGGGATGCTTTTATAGAACATTATGAAGAACATAAAGTAGGGTTGGGGGAATTACCAGAAGAAATGCTCCAACCGGAAGATGCCGCAGAGCTTGAAATGCAACCTCCGCAGGGTGGAGGAGAAACACCACAATACTAATTTGAAGGGAAAAAAATATGGCAGAAACAGAACCTAAAACAGAGCCGGTTATAGAGCCGAAAACTGAACCTAAGACCGAACCAAAAACAGAGCCAAAAGTTACGACTCATGCTATTACAGTGGATGGTGAGGAGCGGAATTTAACCATTGATGAGTTGAAAACACTTGCGACTAAATCGGCTGGGGCAGATAAGCGTTTCCAGGAGGCTGCAACTGCCACTAAAACCGCAGAACGTGGGGTTCGGGTGGAATCCCTTATGAAAACTATAAATGCGGCGGATAAACCTTCCGAAGCTGATGTTAAAGAATTGGCTGGTTTGTTGGAAGTTGATCCGGCTGAGTTTATGCAGTATCTCAAAGAGGAACCTGCCGAGCAAGAAAAAGAGGCAAAAAATTCCACTGCGGATTTCAGCACTCAATTTAAGGAAGTATTTGGAACTAACCCTGCGGAGGTCAAAGCTGTTTTAGAACATAGTCAAAATAGGCATGTGGCCGATGCGAGGAAAGAAATTAGAGAAATATCGGACTTAGCGGTTGACAAAGATGAGATTATTGGTAAAATGATAGTAGGTAAGGACGAGAAAGATGTTCTCGTCGCTGTTAAAGATATGGTAGCTGAGGATGTTCTTAGGAAGATTCAAGATGGAGTTCCGTTTGGAGCCGAATTGGTTAGTGGGGTCGTACAGATGGTGCGTGCTCGATTGACTAAATTAGGTATCCCAAAGAAACTCACCCAGCACCCCTTTTTGGGCCTGGGACCGAGTGAAGGATTCTCCGCTGCAATCCAAGCCGATGAACCAATCAAGCGAGTTTCCGCCGATAAGGATACTGATGAGCAAAATGTTGTCGATAGGTATTTACAGAAAGCTGTTAAAGAAGCTCGGCAAATGCGATAACCGGAAATCTGATGATTGGAAACTCAGACTATATAGCGTGTTGAATTTATTCAACGTAACTGAAACTGTATAGTTAAGGAGTTATGTGATTTCTACTTGGACTGGAATCAAAAAGAGTTATTTTCATGATTCAGATGGAATTGTCCATCGGAGACGTAATTGTTCAATAGATGATTGCGGGCATCTTCGACAATTGTTAAAACGGTATCATTCTGATGGTTCCGTTTATTATTGGGAACATAGTGTTTGTGGGCGGCATAGAACGGACGGTTCTGCTTGTATTTGTTCTTCTCCAACCAGACAACAAGAATACCATTGGAGGTCTTATGGGATTCATTTGGCTACAAAAGAGTATGAACAACTTTTTGAGTTTCAAAATGGTAATTGTGCTATTTGCGAGGTAAGTCAATCTGTTTTACCTCATAAGTTGTGCGTTGACCATGACCATAAAACAGGAGTCATTCGAGGTCTTATTTGTAAACCCTGCAATGCTATGATTGCATGGTTTGATAAGGTTTCATCCCTTGACTTAATACGAGAATATTTGGGGACTGATGTGTTTAATAAGTATGAAAATAAAATACATGAAACTCCAAAATTCACTATTTTAAGGAGTAAAAAATTATGAGTCAAGCAATTAGTAGCCTTGATAATTTAGTTCGTGAGGAATTGCCGATGATTATCCACGACATAGGACCGGTTATTGCTCCTGTGTTCGATAAGATTAAGAGGACGGCTTTTGGTGTTAAGAGCCAGCAGGGTCTTGGTCGGGGTTATAAAGTAATACATCTCTATGAAACAGGAGTAGCCGGTCTGATTGAGTCTGGTGATCCTCTCGGTCCGGAAATGACCACTTTCGCCGGTACTATGGCAGAGATGCTTGCTCAGGGAACAGCCGCAAGTAATTTGTCTATTTTCCCGAGTGCGGTGGAATCTCCTCACATGGGCGATATTAAGCGGGAACTTGTACTTCATAAAGTAGTTGGAAACTTTAGCATTCCCGTTGCCTGGAAGCAGGCTGATTTGTTGAATGCGGCTCAGATTAAGAAGGTCGTGCGGGATATGAAAGCCGTAGCGAAATTGAAAGCTATTTATGAGGCTTCCAGTTTCTTCTCTCATATTGTAACCAATGATTCGGGCAATGAGAATCAGGTTATCGGTAGAATTTCTTCGGTAGCGGATAATTCAACTAACACTGGTTATTTGGATATTGTTATTGATGAGACTAAGGGTCGTATTAGTAATTTCCGTCAGAGTATGCGGATTGATTTTGTTGCCGATAGTGCTGGAGTATTGCAGGACGGTACGGCTACAGATGGAACCGATGTCCGAAATTATGAAAGTGCCAATTATATTCACATGATTATTTCGGCGGTTGATTATCTTGGTAAGAAGATAACTGTCAGACCTATAGATTCATCTGATGGTTCTTTGACCGGATTTGGGGATTATACCCAAGACCCGGCTGCGGATGATTGGATTGTATTCGCCAAGACAACTCGGTATACGACTGCTACCAGACCTCAGTTTAGTTGGGGAATAAATGATTGGATTAAATCGTCCGGTACTATTATGGGCGGAACATCTGGGGCTGCGGCTCTTGATTTAGATGTTTATCCTCAGTTCAAGTCTCAGGTTAAAGCCATTAATGGTCCCCTCACTGATAATGTAATCAATGGTTACATCGGTGGATATTTGGACGCTTACCCGGGCGAGACTCTGGATACTGTTATTACAACTCAGGGTGTTCAGTTGAAATGGCTCGAACAGCCCGGTTTGTATAATAACAGAATGAATTATGAGCGAACCGGAAAAGCCCTGTCAATGAAGGGGGGTTGGTCTCAGATTTCTTACGAGTTTGGTGGGCGAACCTATGAGTGGATTATGAGTCCGATGTGTCTCAGTAATACGCTCTACGCATGTAAGTTTGGTGGAGACAATATCAAACGATATAGTCCTCCGAGACTTGGTGGACTCGAAGCTACAATGGGCCAGGAGATTGAATTTCTCAATCCGCTTGGCGGTCTTACAGGTGTATTTTCAGTGGCTCATTCTTCGGGCGGTGCTCCGATGGATTTACTGGAATCTCCGTTCTGGTATTACTGCTTGATTGCTCCGACAGACCCACGTGGAGTAAAATTTACCGATTTGACCGAGGCGACAATGCTGTAACAGGTTCTTTGAAAAAGTTAATATTCGGAGAAGGTGTCATTTTCTTTCCTTTCTCTCTGTTGGTTTGTTTTAAGCTGAGCCTTCTCCGAATTATTTTTGAAATAGTTTAGATTAAGTTTAGGAGAATATTACAATGGCAGCAGTAAATCCACTTAAAGTTTCCGACCTTATTCACAAATATGGTTGGGACATTATGGTTTATCTTTCAAATTTAGGGGTTAATGTATTATCAGAATCCCAGATTTTGTTTGTAGATGGAAATCATACAAACGCATTGAACGCAGATGATGGGGAACATGGACATTCCTTTGTAAAACCTCTTGCTACCCTTAACTATGCAATTAGTTTGTGTACTGCAAATGCCGGAGATGTTATTTTGGTGGCCCCAAATCATACCGAGACTATTGCGGATACGGGTAGTGCATCTGGAACTGCTACAGACGAATTGGTTATTGACGTAGCAGGTATTACTATTATAGGTATCGGTAAGAATAGTGCAAGACCGACTTTCACATTTAATGGTGCGACAGATGCGGCTTGTGTTATTACAGCGGCACAAGATATAACAATTAGTAATATTATCTTCGCCGGAGGTTTGGAAGATATTGCTAATTTAATGACCGTCGATGGAACTTCGGATGGACTTACTCTGGATAATTGTGAGTTCCGAGATGGTGGCACTAATGTACTTGAAACTGTACATCAGATTAATCTTGCCACCGGTGCTGATAGAGTGACTATTAACAACTGCCGATTCTTCACTACAAGTGGAGGTACGAGTACCCTCTCAAACATAGAGGTTGCTACTACAGTTGCCAGACTAACAATTACAAATTGTTGGTTTAGAGGCGATGTTAATACAGACGGTATGATTGATGGTTCCGGTGGAGCAGGTTCCGACATCTATATTGCTAACAATGTTCTTGATAACCTCGATGCTGCAACGGGAAAGACCCTTGTGTTACATGGTAGTACAACTGGTTTTGTAGGTCATAATACCAGTCATGCGGCTAATGATGGGGTTAATCCTTATACAATAGCAGGAGTCGTTCCGATCGATAATTGGTACACTAATGCGGAAGGTGCAAGAGCCGCATTACAGGGAACCACAGACGACAGTTAAAAATAGTTTAGATTAAGTTTAGGAGACTACCAAAATGGATATTAATAAATATGATAACCAGGGATTGCGGGGCCATCAGACAGAAGGCAGTACCGCTCAGACCAACGGCCAAGTATGGTTCGTGAACGGCAATCATGGGAGTGCCGGTAACACAGCCGACACAGGCGTTGGTGAAAGCTGGGACTTGCCTTTTGCGACGATTAACTATGCAGTCTCAAGATGTTCAAACGATGCCGGAGACATTATATATGTCGCTCCCGGACATACAGAGGCTATTCAGGACACTTCCCCGCTTAATCAAAGTGGTACAGTGACAGATGAACTCTGTGTGGATAAAACTGGAGTCACTATTGTAGGTATGGGGACAGGAACTAATCGTCCCACTATCACCCTTTCTGGTGCTACGGATGCGACTGTAGAAGTTAGGGCGGGAGACGTGACTCTGAGGAATTTGCTTATTGTTAATAATCTTGCTAATACTGTAGCGATGGTTCAAGTTAATGCCCTTGCTGATGGTTTGATTCTTGAAAACTGTGAGTTCCGAGATAGTGGTGCAGCCCTCGAATGTGTACTTCAAATCAATTTGGCTACGGCTGCTGATGATATTACCATTCGTGGTTGTCGGTTCTTCAATACCGCCGCAAACGATGGTAATACAGCTTGTGTATTTTCCATCGGTGCTACAGCCAGATTGAAGATTTACGACAACCTTTTCCGAGGTGATTGGCAGGCTCCGGTTATTGACTTGGATGCAGCCGTTTCTACGGACACGGAAGTTGTAGATAATCTGTTTAATCAGTTGGATGCGGTTGTTACTTCTGTAATTGATCTTCATGGTTCAACCACAGGTGTAGTTAAAGGCAATCATATACATTGTCCTGCGGGGGGTTCTCAGGTTCCTATTACCGCAGCGGCAGTTTTGGTATCTGATAATTGGTGGTCTCCGAATGAAGGAGTTGATACCCAGCCCATATTGGGATCAGGAGGGGCTGGCGGATCAAGTCTGATGAAACATTTTTATGTGGATTCTGGGACAGGTGTCGCAACTAATGATGGTCTCAGTTGGGCAACTCCTCTTTCTTTGGTGGACGATGCTATTGGTAAGTGTACGGGTAGCAATGGAGATATTGTTCATGTTGCAGCGGGTCATGCCGAAGCTGATATGGATGGTACTGCCGGTCAAATCTTTGATGTGGATGTAATAGGGGTCACTATCATAGGAGAAGGTTCCGGTGATGCAAGACCTACCTTTACCTTTACTACCGATGCTACCAATGGCCTTGTGGATGTTACAGTTGCAGATTGTGTACTTGAAAATCTCATCTTCAAGTGTAATATAGCAAGTCAAGAGAATATGATTAAATTAAGCTCCTCCGCAGATGATACTGTAATTAGGAACTGTGAATTCCTTGAAGGTGGGGCAACTCCCCTCACTTGTATTATGCTGGGGGGCGGCGACGGCCAAGCTGATAATGTCCTAATTGAAGGTTGTCGATTCTATATGCCTACTGACGGCAATCAGGATAATGCCGTTGAAGTTCTCTTTGATATGGCAGGACTTGTGATTAAGAATAACTATATCCTTGTCAATTCTGATGAGGCTGTTATCGAGTTTCCGGCAGGCGGAAATGCCAGTCAGGATATTCGGATAACTGGAAACACAATCATCAATGAACAATCAGGTATTCATTGTATCGAAATCGAACAGACTGCATTAACTGTGACGGGAATTATTGCCGACAATATATTGGTTTCAACTTCCCGTGCTGCTGCTTTACAGCCCAATATTACTAATTGTTACGGCAATGTTTGGATGGCTGTAGGTGGAAGTGTTCGTCCGGTCCTACTGGAAGGTGGCGACCTTACTACACCCGGCCAGAATGTCTATGTGAATTCGGCTCATGCCCAGGCAGTTGATGATGCCGCTCATGGAACTTCATGGGATTTTCCACTGGCGAAAATCGAGTATGCCAATGCCAACGTAGTGACTGCCAACAACAACGATGTTATTCATGTTGGTCCGGGACATGAAGAGACTATTTCCGATAGTCTTTTCTTAGACTTTGACTCTGCTGGAGTAACTGTTATTGGTTACGGCAATGGCGAAGATAAACCTATGGTTACTTTTGACCATGCCAGTGCAGTCGTTGACGTAGGAGCAGCGAGTGTTACCATTAAAAACTTCTTATTCCGAGCATCTGTGGATGGAGTAGCTGTTGGAGTTGATATTCTGGCGGGATTCAACCACTGTAGAATTATTGATTGTGAATTTGGCGAGCCAGAAGCCGGAACAGATGAATTTGCAATAGCCCTACAGGTAAATGCTGTTTGTGATTTTACTGAGATTTCGGGTTGTCAGTTCCATGCTGGAGCACAAGCCGGTGTCACAGCAATAAAACTTACCGGGGCTAATGCTTTCTTAAATATGCACGATAATTGGGTAACAGGTGCATATAGTGGACCTCCTATTCTTGGCTCTGGAGCCGCTATTACCGATTGTGATATATACAATAACAGAATCGCTACATCCGGTGGTCAGGATACTTTCAATCTCGTGGCCGCATCAACTGGTTTTGTTCGAGATAACCGAATAGTGGTTGGTGCTGTAACATTTGCCGCAGACCTGGATATAGGTAATTGTTGGAGTATGAACAATTATATGATTGCAGATGATGATGTTGGTGGAGCTAAATGTGACCATAGGTATGTCGCTGCTGCTTCTGTAACTGAAACTGCTGACGGTTAAAATTGAATATCTAATTGCGTCCCTCTCTGAGGATATGGAGAGGGGCGGCTTTTTCCTTGAAGGGGAATAAAGATGGGACAAAAAGATTATGAAGTAGGCGTAGCAATCAATGTTGAGTATAATACTGATGGTTTCAAGTCCGGGGAAACTGTCACTATGGAAATCTTTGACGAGACTCTTGCCAAAGATATAGCAACCTTTCCCGATGTAACTATGTTAGAAAGAACAGATGCTCCTATCTACGATGGTTCTTTTACTCCCGATGTTCAAGGAGAATGGTTGATTCTGTGTTCCTATGGTTCGGGCAAGGGGAAAGTGATACAGAAATACTCTGTCGGAGGATACAATCTGGATAGTATCGGACAAACAGTCGGCAACATTGAAACTCAAACAGCGGGGATTGACAGTCCAGCAAAGATTGGATAATAATAGAATGAATGTCTGTAAATATTACACTTCGGTATCACGAGAATACACTTCAATTATTCTATGCTGCCAAAAATTTCCAAGAAGGATTGACAGTAACGGGATATTTGATTTATTCAGATTTGACGAAATCCGATGTACAGACATTCGAGGAATTAGGTGATGGAATATACTCGGTTTTTTTTCCTTATACACAAAAATCTAATGAAAGAATAGAAAGATATGGATTAGTGGTGAAAGAAAACGGGGCAACAAAACTTTTTGAAATTGTTAATTTAATAACGTAAGGATATTAAAATGCCACAAGAGACAAGACCTATGAAAAGTGAAACGGGGTGGCCTATAGTTCACTTAAATGGCGGAACTGCTAAATCCACAACTCTAAAGAATGGTTCCGGTGGCACAAGCAGTCATTGGATAACCGGCTATCAACTCGACGGGGCATTAGTCAAAGATGATGGCTTCTGGCTTCTGCGGAGGTCTTGTCTTTATTTTGATACAAATGATACCTGGACGGCGGCTGATGGCGGGTCACTTCTGGATATAGCCGCTGGAGCGAATGGACATTTTGCTTTTGAAATGTGGGTTAATGTTCCTACTGCTACAGGGGCTGTTGCAGGATTACTTACTCGGGCAGCGGTTGGGACAGAGGGCTATACTCTCGAAATTACTGCCGCAGGATTAGCCAAATTTACAATTAAGGATAGCTCGGTTTCGATTACTATTACCGGAGGCACATCTGTATTTGCGGGATGGCATTTGATTACAGTTGTAGGAGAACGAGCCTCTGCAACAGGATTAAATTTGTATATTGACGGGGTATCCGATGCGACTGCTGTTACCACTGTTGCTATGACGGGGGCTATTGATGCGGCGGGTGCTATGATATGTACCGGGGAAAGTAACGATGATTTGTTTGTTGGCCCCATAGGGTTTTATACAGGAGCTAATGCAGTTTTGTCTGCGGCAACTGTTCTCGCTAATTATAACGAGGGTTTAGGTCGAAAGTATGACGGCAGTGAAACAGGATTGTCTTTAGCCTGGAACAATGATGAGGGGACTGGAACTCTTTGTTATGAGATTACCAATGAGGACGGTTATAAATCGACGGTAAGTGGAACGGCTTGGTCTCCAAGTAAGCAGTCGGGGGCTGTGGCGGCTATTAATAAATGTGGCCCTCCATTCTATAAAAAACATGAGGATGATGCTATTAATCCGCTTCCATCTGTAGGATTATTTGCAACGGCGGTAGAAACTGCGACTGGTGTTTTGCAGCCGGTTATGGCGACTTTCCCACAAGCTATTAAAATCGGACGTAGTAATCCAGTCCGAATTTTGGAAACGGATGGAGCCTTTAGTTTGATATTATTTGGATTTACAGGGGATGTATAATTATGCCTAAATATAGAATTATAAGAGCATTAATGGGTATGAAACATAGTCCTGCCGGTAAGAAATATCTGGCGGATAAAAAGAAGAATAAGATGAAGGGCAAGGAAAATGTTTATTTCAAAGGTAATACCCGAGAGAGTATGGAATCTCGTCTAAAGAAAGCGGGGCTTAGTGACGAAGATATAAGAAGTTTTCGTGGAAAAGGTTAATAACATTTTTTGAAAGGAAGAAAATGTCAATAGAAGCACAAATGGCTCAAGTAGCCCAAGTACCGCAGATTATTGTAAATCAATCCGGTTCGACTTTAATCAATACTCTTTTGGATTATGCGATGAAGGGTGGGGGACTCGCATCTCTCAATACGGTTAATTCTGTTATCAGAGTTATAAATACACCTCCGCAGAGGGTTGAATCTCAAGCATCTCCTTTACCTTCTACACCAAAAGAACCCGAGGGGGAAGTAAAATGTTAGGTCTTGTGAGTAATTATAAATCGGATGAACATACGATAGTTGGGGGGGAACTATCGTTGTGGCTTAATCGGCTTGTTGCGGATGATCGGGAGCGAAAGGGTAAGTTGTTCCTCGTTCGGTATAATGAACTCGAAGTTTATGTAATCGCCGAATGGTTAGGGAAGCCAAAAGATGTTTTCGTAGATGTCCTTAATATAGGCAAATCCCTTGGAAACTTCACTTCTGCGGAGGCTCGGGAATTGCGAAACCGGCTATTTAATCCTATTGGTTCAGAGGAAACTAAGAGAAGTATGACCCAGACTGATAGAGACTATTATAGTAACTTACAAGAAGAAGATTCTATTGAAACAGAACGACAAGAACTTGTAGCCCGAGGAGAGTAGTATGAAAAAAGAAATTACAGCCTCATTCATTGTTACAATTGTAGTTGCATTGTTTATAGTAGCATTGATTTTTGGCCTTGCTGTTAATAGACCTGCTGTAACTACAAAATTTCCAAATACTATACAAGATGTCATGCCAAGTGTCGTACATATTATGTGTGATAGGTGGCAAGGCTCAGGTGTAGCTATAACGCCGGATATTATAGCTACTGCACGTCATGTTGTTGATGGTATTAGTTATACGGTGACATTAAATAATGGCGAAGGGTACATGGCGAGTCAGGCTATCTCCCATAAGGATTATGATATTGGGTTCATAAAGTTAGACCTTGATGGCGTATTGACCCCCGCCAAGTTCGGAAGTATTAAAGATTGTGTATTAGGACAATCTATATTTATTATTGGTAGTCCGTTTGGTAAAATTAATTTTAACAATGTGACACTCGGTATCATCAGTGGACTTGATAGAGATTGGGATAGTTTATCTTGGGAGGAACCTTATGGCTGGAAAATTGCGTTTACTACAGACTCTGGTGCTCATCCTGGTAATAGTGGTGGGCCTGTATTCAGCATGGATGGGGTCGTTAGAGGCTTGCTTGTGGGCGGCTTTAGCCCTGTACTTAATTGTAGTATGCCTTCCGATTTGTTTCTTGGCGACATCGAGGTTATTAAATTACTTTTTGCTCAAGAGAAGTATAAGGTTGAGCAAGAAAAGATATATGGACCGGAAGATTGGTACGGACGACCTATAGAGATTGAACCTTGTAAAACAAAAGATTACTACTTAGGCGATTGAGTTCTATGACTGATGAAGAACGAGATAAGACAATCATTGAAACGGCTAACGATGTCAAATGGATCAAAGCCTGGACTATAGAGCATAAAAAGATACATGCTAAATATGTCTGGTATTTTGTTAGTGCAGTCGCCGCCATTATTGTAAGTTGGTTTAGATGAGGTAATATAAATGCCTGCTCCTATAGTTTATCCTATGTATCTCGGGGATTTTTCCGTAGATGGTACTGTTTACATTTATTGGAATACCTTTGATTCGAGTAATGCTTCTGTGACTATGACGGGGTTGCTTGCAACTGATATTGAGATATATAAAAATGGGGGCATGACTCAAAGATCATCGGATAGTGGTTATACTCTTTTAGATGCGGATGGTACAGATTTAGATGGAGCGACCGGATTTCATGGGGTGTCTATTGATTTAAGTGATGATACCGATACAGGATTTTTCGCTCGGGGAAATGAATATTTAATTCTTGTAAATGCAGTGACAGTGGACGGACAAACTGTAATATTAGCAACTTCATCTATTAGTATTGAAAATAGGGCGGGTAAAAATGGCGTTGGGGATTTTGCAGTCACTTTAACAATAGGAACTACAGGCGGGACTCCTTTATCTGGAATTTTTTTTTGGGGCAATAGTTTTAATACAAAGGGGACTCCTATATCTGGAATTTCTGTTTGGGTCAATAGTTCTAATACAAGGTCGGCTTCTGTTGCAGGAACAAAAGTCACCGATACGAATGGGCAAGTAGTATTCAATCTTGAATATACGACTTATTATATATTCTGCAATCTTTCGGGTTATACATTTGCATCGGCATCTTTTACGGCCTCCGCAGGGAATGTTTCATTTACAAAAGATATTGGGACTGCTGTAAGTGCGGGGTCGAGTTCGTTCTACTCTGATAGTTTCCTGTCAAGGGCTATAGTGGATATTAGGGAAAGTAATGATGAGCCTCAACCTAATGCTAAATATACAGATGCAAGGATTATAGAGCATCTTGAGAAATCGTATATAGTTGTTTTGAATGAAGTAAATCGAAATTCGAGGACTCCGGCTATCGCTAAAATTACAAAGATAATAGCTCAGGGGGTCACAGCTTATAATCTACCACATATAGTAGGATCAGTTCATGGTATATATAAAGCGGGAACTGAAGGCGGAAAGATATTTTATGATTCCAGAAGTAAATTTAATCCCTATGGCAGAAGAATATGGATTGAGAATCAAACATTACACCTACAAACTACTGATATTTTTGGCAGCGGGGAGGAGATTACTATTGAATTTGCTCCATCAGGTATTGCAAGACTTCATAATGGAACCTGCACTATAAACGCAGCCGGAACTGTGGTGACATTTGGAGCAACCCCGAATGTTGGTGTTTTAGATACTCACCATGAGGCTTATGCTGGGAGTATATTTAGAAATCTTGGCGTGGATGGCTCGATTGTTACAGGTAATTTTTTACAGGAACGGGTTATAACCGCCTATGATGAAACCACCCGAGAGGCAACTCTTGATGTAGCATTAGACCCAATTCCTACTACCGATGATGGTAATATCTACTATGAGATTGCCCCCGCTATTCATAAAGGTATGGATACGGTTGTTGCCTTATTTGCGGCTTATCGTATTATGTCGAATGAGGGCAATGTTAAAAGAGCAAATAGTATTCTCAAAAATTATAGGAATGAAATTCGGAATGTCCGACTAACCGCATATTATTCCCACATGCGAGAAGCCCCGAGGGACAGAAATGATGGTCAGGATAATAGACGATATAGACGTTTATGAGGTTAATGAATGGCAGAAATTTTTACAACCTCCGGCGAAAATAGCGATAATGTAGTTGTGCCCCCGCCTCTATTGCAGGGGGTATTCATTCCCGGTATAGATGATTCCCAGGCACTTGATGGATTCGGATTAGTCACGCCATTTGGAGGGGGAAATTCAACTCGGAAATATGGCGACTATGGACTTTCTGCGGAGGTTTCTGGACAAGATACTCAGTTGCGGGATTTGGCAAATGCGTTTGTCCCCGGGGGAGTTGGAGGTATAAATTATAATTTAGAGGGATTGGTAGGTCCACAGGGTATTCCGGGAATAGGGGGGCTTGATGGAGTAACACAGGTGATTCATAGTTTTGGTTCTCCTAATTCCAATTTCTTAACGGAACTGCCTCATAATCTTGATGAGATAAATGATCTTGGTACGGCAATTAACCAGATGATTTATACAAGTGGAATTACTACGTATGTGCAGAGTACGGGCTGGGCGGATAAATCTCCTACTGGAAATCAGACTAATTGGGGTTATTTTGCAATAGATTCGGATGGTTCTAATATAATAGCTGCGGAGTTTGGAGGATCATCTGGGCGACTTTATACCTCTGTTGATTATGGGGATAATTGGACGGAGCGGAGACCGAGTGGGGCGGATGCTGCTTTTAATTGGAGTGGAATGGCTTCTGATTCGGATGGTTCTCATTTAATAGCGGGGCAAACTAATGGACGACTTTATACCTCCGCAGACTCGGGGGGGACTTGGACAGAGCGACAACCTGCTGGTGCTATAGATACTGACTGGTTAGCTGTAGCTTGTAGTTCTGACGGGTCTATTATGGTGGCAGCGGATGGGGATAATGGAAAGGTCTGGGTGTCAATAGATTCAGGGGTGAATTGGACGGATAGACAACCTGCGGGGGTGGCGGGGAGTACGTTATGGAAAAGTGTAGATTGTAGTGATGATGGTACTTTTATTGTCGTTGTGGATTATGGAAAGCGTATTTGGACTTCTACAGATTCTGGGGCTAATTGGGTAGATAGGAGACCTATTGGAGATAGTAATAATACTTGGAAATCTGTAGCGTGTGATTCAGATGGTTCCTTTATTATTGTAGCATCAGAAATTTCTAATGGTAAGCTATATATATCCGAAGATTTTGGGGCGAATTGGAGTGAGGAAACTCCATTAGGAAGTACCAGTCAGAAGTGGTATGGGGTGGCTTGTAATTCAGATGGGTCTGTTTTATTGGCGGCATTATATAGTACGGCGGGATTTAATCCATCTGGGGTATTTGTATGGCCGTATTTAGGCTTTTTTTGGGCGGATATTTCTCCTCATGCTACAGATAGTAATTGGTCGTCTGTGGCTATTAATAGCGATGCTTCCCGGGCTTATGCTTCGGAATGGGGAGGAGCACAAGGACATTTCTGGGGGACGGAAGTAACTACTTATATAGAGGCTGATTGGGCAGAGACTACTTTAACTCCATTTGCAAGGACATTGTTGGATGATACAACTGCTCTGGCAATGAGGACAACTTTAGGAGTTGGCGAAGGGGATAGTCCTACACTTACTGGATTAACCCTATCAGGATTAACGGCAAGTCGATTAACCTCAACTGATGGGGCTAAAGCTATAGCATCCGTTGGAGATTTGACAGCTTGGATAGCGGGGACTACCGACCATATCAGTGTTGCTGATGATGGTGATGGGACAGTAACTCTTAATTTAGATACAAATACTCGAACATTACTCGGTTCGTTCAACGGCACAATGTTGGAGAAGTTGGATTTTACAATTTCAGAGGCAGCAGGTACAGTAACAGGTTCGCTGGAACAGGATAGTGGTGGTGACTTAATACAACGATTCTCTGATGGTTATACTACGCTTGATTGCACTCCTGCCCTCACCATTGATTTGACTGCTTATGTGGGTACAGATGTAGTTCCTAAAAAGGTATTTGTTTACATTTTGCAATCAGCAAAGACAGTAATGGCCGCATCAAATTCAGATTGGCCAGCAACCGAACATATTAGAATAGCTAATCTCTTATTGAAAAGTGCTGCGACTACGGGAACTGATGGGGGTGCTTTAGTAAATCGAAATTGGAATGACTTTGCATTTGATGGTGTCTC